ACTTAAAAGAGTTTGTTCGGCAGTACATAGACAGTCCAAAAATTATGGACGAAGATGAGGTTGCTAATTTCATTGATGGTATTAGACAAGTCCACGAGCTGCAGTGCGAAAGACTTTGGGAAGGCTTTGAACAAATGATTAAGCACGGCCACTTTGCGGCTTGGGACAAAGAATTATTTACAAATTTAATCCCCGATGTAGAATCTCCAGTTAAAAAGAAAGGCAAAAATAAATGACCGAAGAAGTTAAACACCCCCTAGACGACGTAAGCATTACGCTTGAGTACACCGTAAAGGAAATCAACGCGCTGCTAAACCTGTTAGGGCAAATTAAATTTATTGACGCCGTTGGCGCGATCAACTCAATCCAGATGCAGGCGGGCCCACAAGTAGAGCGCGCCCGGGAAGGATTAGAGGCTGCGTTAAAGGCCGTTAAGGATAAAAAAGATGAGTGAGAAGTGGATGCGGGACTTGCTTAAGAGTAAAGGCTTTGGCAACGACGTGGCAAAAGCTATCTCTGAAAACGTGGCGCGGGACACACAAGAAAAGGAAATGCTGGACCGCGAAAAGGCCCTTGGCTTGACACTAAAGATGGTAAACGAAATGCTGCCATCTTTAAGACAGGCCATGGAAGCCGAAGAGAAACGAAAAGCCAATATGCGTACAATTATTATCCCCGATGAAAAATAGGGCGATATTGTACTAAAAAGCGTATTAGTAGATATATGGGGAGTAGAACTCGTCGTGAGACGCTTTGAAACCCTACCTACTGGGGATTCTCGGTGGGTTCCAGTACGGAAGAGGTGACTGGCCTTCCACCCAATATTATGTAATCCTAATAAACTAGGATAACCTTACTATAAATAGGAAAAAACTTTAAAATGGCTACTAAACCAGGATTATATGCAAATCTCCACGCTAAACAAGAACGTATTAAAAACGGTTCTGGTGAAAAAATGCGTAAGCCAGGTACTAAAGGTGCACCGACTGCAAAAGATTTTAAAGAATCTGCTAAGACAGCAAAACCCAAATAAAAGAGTTTAGGAAAGCTACCATGGATGACTTTAAGAAAATGCCTAAAATGGCTGATGGCGGTTCGGTTAAGCATGACAAACCAATTGCAAAAACTACCACAGGAAAAAACCGTCACTACCTAAGCACCGATGAAGGTGCTGGCATGACTTCGGCTGGTCGTAAAGCGTATAATGCTAAAAATGGGTCAAACCTTAAAGCACCACAGCCAGAAGGTGGCTCCCGTAAAGACTCATTCTGCGCCCGTATGTCCGGCGTAAAGGGCCCGATGAAGGATGAGAACGGTAAACCAACAAGAAAAGCAGCAGCACTAAAAAGGTGGAAATGTGGCAGCTAAAAAACCACAATCGAAGTATGTATTTAAACCAGAGATGTGCGACACCATTATAGAGATGGGTAAGACAGGCGCGTCTCAAAAAATGATGTGGTCCGAGATCGGCATTAACAAGAGCGTGGCCGAGACTTGGAAAAAGAACTATCCCGAGTTTGCCGACGCGTTAGAGACGGCCAAGACACACAGCCAAGCGTACTGGGAACGTGAGCTGTTGGCTAACCTAAACAACAAAGGATTTAACAGCCGCCTGGCAGAGATTGCCCTGCGCGGACAGTTCCAAGAAGATTACAGGGAAACCCGTGACATTAAATTAGACGCAAAGGTAGAAACCAAGGTCGACTTTAATAAAGAGATAGCAGAACTACTTTCCGCCCTAAAATAAATATTTTATATTTTTACTAAAAAGGACTCTACGGAGTCCTTTTTTGCGTATTAGTAAGTATACGATAAACTGAATTGAAAGAATAAGATGACAGCACACGCACTCCTCAGCGCATCAGGATCCAAACGGTGGCTTTCATGCACACCAAGCGCGCGCCTAGAGGCAACCCTCCCAGAACAAAAACGAGCAGCTAATGCTTTTGACTTTAGTCAAGAGGGCACAACAGCCCACACCTTAGGCGAAATTAAACTGCGGCATTATTTTGGACAAATAGGAACAGAGGAATATGAAAAAGAATACAACGAAATTAAAAACAGCCCCTACTTCGACGAAGACTTTGAGGCCAACGTTGATAATTACGTGCTATACGTACGTAGCCAAGTTGGAGATGGTGATATACCGCTCTTTGAACAGCGCGTTGACTTCAGCGATTGGGTTCCTGACGGATTTGGCACGGCCGATGTGGTTGTACTTTCTAAGCACGCCATTCGCGTCATCGACCTCAAGTTTGGAAAAGGAGTTCCAGTGCACGCTCAAGACAATCCACAACTTAGACTCTATGCTCTTGGCGCATACGCAAAATTTAAAGAAGAGTATCCAGACATCCGTGAAGTTAGCTACACAATCCACCAGCCTCGCCTGGACAGCATATCAACTGACGGAACCACGGTGGCCAAGCTCATCGACTGGGCAAACTACTTCGTCAAGCCAAAAGCCAAGAAGGCGTGGTCCGGCGCAGGAGAGTTCCTCCCCGGCGACTGGTGCCAGTTTTGCCGCGCTAAAGCGCAGTGCCGCGCCCGCAGCGACTTCAACACCGAGCTCACCAAGCTCGAGTTTAAAAACCCCGCGCTTCTCAGTGAAGAAGAGTTCAGTGACGTCCTCAACAAAGCACAGAACCTCCGCACGTGGGTCAACGACGTCGAAGAGCACGCCCTAACCCGCGCGGTTGAAGATTCAGTTATCCCCCCAGGGTACAAGCTAGCAACCTCTGTAACGCACCGTAAAATATCTGACCAACAATTAGCCGCCGTAGTGCTGGTTGAAAAAGGAATGTCAAATGAGGTAATTTGGGAGCCACCCAAGTTAAAGAGTATTGCAGCCTTAGAAAAGCTAGGACCAAAGGGCCAGGTAACTGCCTGGCTAGGCAATCTAGTGGTTAGGCCAGACGGCTCACCAAAACTTGTAAAGGTCAAAGAGACCGCGGAGGATGATTTTAAATGACAAGAGACGAGATAGCAGAAGATTTCGGGGAAGAATTATTATTCTTAGACGAGCCTTATTTTGACGAGGCAATTGTTGGAGTAGTGCACCGGTTTTCCGAAACCGTAGTGTGCTACGACCTAAATAAAATAATTGAATTGTTAATGACCGTAGATGAGATGTCCGAAGAAGACGCAATAGAGCATTTTCATTACAACATTGTCGGTGCTTGGGTAGGAGAAAAAACACCAGCATTTTTGGAGGTTTTATGAGCACGTGGCTAATTGCAGGAATGGGGGTTACTTACTTTATAGTGGCCATTGATCAATTTATGAAAGGCGGCGTAGGCACCGGCATTATGTTCCTTGGCTACGCTATGGGCAATGTAGGGCTTGTAATGGTGGCAAAATAAAAAAGGTTTTACATGAAAATAAAATGCTACAATACAGAATTTGAAATACCAGATTTGTTAATAGCTAAGTTTACAAAAGATTATAATATGTTACCTGGAAGCGCCCACCGAGAAAATGTCTATGAATTACGAGACGCAATTAACAACGTTTTTAGCTTTATCGACCAGGAACCAGACCTATTAAATGAGCGGGAGTACTTAGATGATTTTATTAAAGCTACCGCAATGCAACAAGCACTAGCAAAAAATGGTATTTTGTTTGACGCGTAAACTATTTCATAATGTGAAATATTATTTATGTGATTTGCGTATTAGTAACAACAGTAAAGGGTAGACGAACTGGCCCCTATTGAAGTCCAGTTCTAACGTTAATAAGGTAATATATGACACAAGCAACTAAAGTAAAAATCGTAACCGGTAAGGTTCGTTTCTCATACGCCAATGTATTTCAGCCTAAGGCATCAGTCGAGGGTGGCACACCAAAATATTCAGTATCAATCATTATCCCTAAGTCCGACAAGGAGACAATTGCCAAGATTCAAAAGGCATTTGAAGACACCAAGGCCGGTTCAGCCGCGTACTTTGGTGGCGCAGTTCCTAAGGCTTTAAAAGGTGGGTTGCGCGACGGTGACGCTGAGAAAGAAGACCCGGCATACGAAGGCTCTTACTTCATTAACGCTAACTCAGCACAGAGGCCCGGCGTTGTAGACGCAGAGTTAAACCCAATCATGGATTTAGAAGAGTTTTACAGCGGCTGTTATGGTCGTGCGTCAATCACTTTCTATCCGTACAATGCACAAGGCTCCAAAGGTATCGCGTGCGGTCTGAACAACGTTCAGAAGTTGGAAGACGGTGAGAAGTTAGGTGGCGCAACATCGGCTGCCGCAGATTTTGCAGTATAGGTAGTTTTCATCAGTAGTACCTGTAGTACAGGGAGTGTCCGTAGAAACTGCGGCCTCCCTTTTTTATCAACCATACAACCTAGAGAATAATAAATGGATCAGTACCAAGAATATATTGCCGCAAGCCGCTACGCCCGTTTCCAAGATGACAAGAACCGCCGCGAGACTTGGGAAGAGACTGTAAAAAGATTTACAGAATACGTTTTTAGCCGTACACCTGCAATCTCCGCAAATAGTGCGTTGAAAGATGAGATATTCTCCGCAATTAAAAATTTAGAAGTTATGCCGTCCATGCGCGCCATGATGACGGCAGGAAAGAGCGCCGATCGTGATAATACATGTATATACAATTGTTCGTACCTTCCTGTTGATGACCCTAAGTCGTTTGATGAAGCCATGTTTGTCTTGTTATGCGGGACAGGAGTTGGTTTTTCCGTGGAGCAAAAATACATTTCCAATTTGCCAGAAGTGCCGGAGAAATTATTTGATTCAGAACACGCCATTGCAGTCCACGACAGTAAGGAAGGCTGGGCAAAGTCATTACGTCTACTCCTCGCCCACCTCTGGGCTGGAGAAGTTCCGAAGTGGGACGTGTCCAATGTCCGCCCTGCCGGAGCGAGACTCAAAACATTTGGTGGAAGAGCTTCCGGGCCACAACCACTAGTAGACTTGTTTGAGTTTGCTGTAGCGTTATTTAAGGGTGCTAAGGGGCGTAAGTTAAACTCACTAGAGTGCCACGACTTAATGTGTAAGATTGGTGAAGTTGTTGTGGTCGGCGGTGTTAGACGATCAGCTATGATTTCACTTTCCGACCTAGATGATGAAAGGATTCGACATGCCAAAGCTGGACCTTGGTGGGAGACGGCGCCTCATAGAGCGCTTGCAAACAACTCAGCCGTCTACAATGAAACACCGACCGTCGGGAAGTTTATGGAAGAATGGCTTAGTCTTTATAATTCTCATTCTGGTGAGCGTGGCATTTTTAACCGCGAAGCTGCTCAGAAAACTGTTGCCAAGTATGGCCATCGTGATCCTAATTATGATTTTGGCACCAACCCTTGTAGTGAAATCATACTTAGACCTTATCAATTTTGCAATCTCACTGAGGTGGTGGTAAGACATGACGACACAAGAGAAACTCTCCTGCGCAAAGTGCGGTTGGCTGCAATACTCGGAACAATCCAAGCAACCTTTACCAAGTTCCCTTACTTGCGAAAAGTGTGGCAACGTAACACTGAGGAAGAACGGTTATTGGGTGTATCACTCACTGGAATCTATGACAACAAACTTACATGTACTGAAGGAGAAAATTTAAATGCCCTACTTGCCGAACTTAGAGAGGAGGCTCGAAGAGCCAATGAAGAGTTTGCAGACCTGCTTGGTATCCCTACAAGCGCTGCGATTACTTGCGTTAAACCCAGCGGTACCGTCAGCCAACTCGTTGACAGCGCTTCTGGAATCCACCCAAGACATTCTAAATTCTACATCCGTAGAGTTAGGGGTGATTCAAAGGACCCACTTACCCAATTCTTAATCCAACAAGGTATACCAAATGAACCATGTGTTTACAAACCCGAACAAACGACTGTATTCTCTTTCCCCCAACGAGCGCCTGACGGACTCACTCGAGAAGATGTTACTCCAATCGCACACCTTGAACTGTGGCTTACGTATCAGCGCTCTTGGTGCGAACATAAACCCTCGGTCACTATCTCGGTTGAAGAGAAAGACTGGCCTAGCGTGGGTGCTTGGACATGGGACAACTTTTCTGAAATCAGTGGAGTCAGCTATCTTCCTTACGATGGAGGTACTTACCGCCAAGCACCGTATGAGGAATGTACAGAAGACGAATACTTGGCACTAAAAGGCCAGGTGCCAAAGATTGACTGGACAGCGTTTAAAGAAGTAACAGACAACGTAGAAGGCGCTCAAATGCTTGCTTGCGTTGCCGGAGCTTGCGAGATATGATGTAGTTTTTTGCACGATAACATGAAGTGTGTTATCGTGCATTTTTAACCGCCGATACGTCGGCTTGCCATAGGAGCATTATGATTTATAGCATTGACTTTGAGACACGTAGCGCCATCGACCTAGCCGACCAAGGGCTAGACATCTACGCCAACGACGAATCCACAGAGGTACTGTGTATTGCGTTTGGCACATCCCCAGAAAATGTAATGGTAGTTAGACCAGACAGTCCAAACAAAGGAATTTTGTTAGACGGCGGATTGCTTGAGCACGTTCGCCAGGGCGGCAAGATCCAGGCGTGGAACGCCATGTTTGAGTACGCCATCTGGAACTGTGTCTGCGTGCCTAAGTACGGCTGGCCACCACTAAAGCTGGAGCAGTGCATTGACTCCATGGCCATCGCCGCAGCCAATAACGTACCACAGAGCCTGGGCGACTGTTCTATATTCATGAATAGCGAATACAAGAAAGATTTAACCGGCAGAACATTGATCCAAAAGCTCTGTAAGCCTATGAAAACAAAGGACATTAACCGGCAAAATAACCGGCAATTTAATGAAGACCCGGCGCTAATGAAGCAGTTGTTTGACTACTGTAAACAAGACGTACGCACAGAGATGGCGATTGTAGCCAATTTAAGGCCCCTTAGCGACGCCGAACACAAAGTTTGGACCCTTACCCAGCGAATCAATTTAAAGGGCGTACCGGTCGATCCTCAGGAGCTCCACAACGCCGTCTGGGCAGTTTGTAGGGCACAGGATGCCCTCGACAACGAATGCGTCGCCTTGACCGGTTGTAAGCCGTCTGAGAGGGCTAAATTGCTTGCTTGGGTTAATAGGAACAGCATGGACAAGCTAGATGATTTGACCGCCGAGACCGTTGAAAAAATGCTGCAGCGCAACATACATCCAAAAGTTAAACGTGCCTTAGAACTAAGACAGGAAGGAAGCCAAACTAGCGTGGCTAAGTACGCTAAGATGATGGAGATACAAAGAGATGGGAAAATTAGGAATACACTGGTATATCATGGCGCTAGTACTGGCCGCTGGGCGAGCCGTGGGGGGCTTAATCTACAGAATATTGCCAGACCAACCCTTGGCGATGATGAAATTGAACAAGCAATACCAAGAGTATTTAATCAAGGAATGGGAACGATGCGGGAGCTTTCCAGTCTCGTCAGATCGGCCATTTCAGCTCCACAAGGCAAAACCTTCGTTGACGTGGATTTTAGCTCAATTGAAAACCGAGTTGGTGTCTGGCTCGCAGGACAAACCGACAAAGTTGAGCTCTTCAGAAAGGGATTAGATGAATACAAGGTTTTTGCGTCGGAAAGTTTATATCATGTGCCTTACGCTGAAGTTACGAAGGATCAACGGCAAGTTTCCAAATCCGCAGTTCTTGGAGCGATGTTCGGACAAGGGGCTAAAGGACTTGTTAAGTACGCTGAGGGAATGGGAGTAAAGATTTCTGAGGGGCAGGCTAAGAACGCGGTGGATAATTACCGTAGCTCGTACGCCAAGGTAAAGAATTTATGGGCGGCTTGTGAAATCGCCGCGATTGACGCCGTACAAAATCCCGGCGTGGGGTACGCCGCAGGCCAGAAGATAAAAATGAAGTGCGCAAAAAATGCACTTTGGTTGCAGTTGCCGTCAGGCAGACTTATCTGCTGGCAGAGGCCACAGCTCGAGTTGCTCATTACCCCATGGGGCAGCGAGAAGCTCGGCGTCACTGTCCATTCCCAGAACACATACACACGCCAGTGGAGCAGAAACCCGCTGATTGGGAGTAGTATCTTTCAGTCTGCTGTCCAGGGAACCGCCAGAGACTTCTTGGCGAATGCTATGATCAATCTTGAAGATGCGGGATACGAGCTGATAAATTCCATACATGACGAGGTATTACTCCTTGTGGAAGAACAAAACGGGGAGTCCGCGCTTAATGACGTGGTCAAAATAATGACCAAATCACCGGCATGGGCCCCTGACTTTCCTCTTGCAGCCGAGGGATGGTACGGAAAGCGTTACAGGAAGTAACTACTTTTTAATGTTCTTTATCATCGCCAGAGGAATTTTAGCCTTTTTCGTTTTCACTGGCCCGCCTTCTGCCTTGGTGATGTCAGGGTTTGTAAAATCATACGTGCCCCGATTGCCAATGGCAGATTTAATTTGGTTGGGGTCATAGATGCCTAAATTTTTCTGACCGCCTTCATTTACCCAAAAGCTGTCGTGTCCCATATTTTTAATTGCCTGTTGTACACTTGGCGACTCTATTTCCGACCAGTTACCACCTTTAAGGTAGTTAACTTGTCTTTCCGCGGCGCGAGGGTCAAACTTAGGTAAGTCTGGGTGGTACACGTTTAAAAGTTCATTTTTCAACGCGTCTAAATGTTTTTGATTTTGAAAGTCAAACGGGTTAGTAGCGTTTACGTGCAAAGGTAAAATGTTTGCGCGAGTAGGTAATTGGTTTCTGGCCAAAGTTTCTAACTCATCACCCCAGTTTGTGCCGTTCTTATTTGCAATACGAATTGCTGCTTTTTTTAAAGAACCAAATTTATCTTCGTCTTGAGTGTAAAGTTTTTTAAGCATATCTTTAGCCAAGTAGTTTTCACTAGCGTCACTAAAATCGCCGGCAAACTTAGGCGTGGGTGATAAAAATGTGGCGCCCGCTTGCTTTGGAACAAACTGATTAATGTCTGCCGCAGTGCCGTGGTACATTACGTCCGGCACGTCGGGGTGCCTGTTAGCAAATGCCTTAGCCTTGTTGGCTAGGCGCTCCCCAGCAGATAGCAACGTGTTTATTTTAGAAAGCCCCCCAGCCTGAAAGTGCCCAACCTCACCGCCTTCGGCGTAGTGCTTTTTAGGGAAGTCTTTTAGCTCTAATCTAGGGTCTTCCCAGTGTGATGTCTCTAAGCCCTGCTTAGGTACCATGACCAAGGGCCCCGACTGTAGTTTTTGTTCCGCGGAAAATACTGGCAGTCCAGTAGACTTGTCAAAGAATTGTGAGTGCCGGCGTGGGTCCATGCCGATCTGTGTCCACCTAGGGTCTTTTAGGTACTCTTCCAACATACGGCGAACTTCATCATCGCGCGTGCCGACGTTAGTGCCCTTTATCATCGCTATAGGGGCCTTAGACTTGCCTATTTCCGCCCCTAAGGGGGTAAGGGCTTGCTCGGCAGTTCCGAGGCCCATACGCACCGCAGAATTAGGCAGGGAGCTAAAATCTACATCAGTCAAGTGGCCGGTACGGTTATAACTAATTGGTTTATTTTTATCGTTAATATCATGCACAGTGTCAACATACACACCCTTTTGTGTGTACGCCGGTATGTCTAGCCGGTTACCGACCCGCATACCAGCCGGCACGTCCGCCAACGCCAGGGGCTGTTTGTTTGACATTAACGCGTTACGAATTTCTTCGTCCGTGGCACCAGGAGGTAATCCAGACCACTTACGAATAGGCAGGTACTGATTCATAATATTAATACGCTCGGCGTTACTGATATTACCTTTTAGATAGGCTTCTAGTGCTTTTGCAACTTCGGGGATCTGGCTAATTGAATGCTTAGCTTTGGCCAAACCCCCAACCTGAAAATTTTCAATAAGCCCACCATCAGCATTACCTTTAGGAATCTCATCTTGGCCATTTAAAGCTGTCCCGGCGCCAGCAGTAATACCAATACCATACATTGGTCTATCAGCGCGTATAAAGC